GGCTGATGCGCTATATTCTTGTGACTATAAATGGTGGGATAGACATTTTGAACAAATAGACTTTAAAGGCGAACTCTGGACACAGGATTTAAGAGCCAAACGAGAGTTTGGGCTTAATTGGGTATTGGGAAGAAACAAAAGTGGTCTAGGAAGCGATTGTGTGCATTTTGGCTACAATTCAGGCTATCAAGCCATTAATTTAGCTTATCTATGGGGTGCAAAGCGCATTATTCTGCTTGGATTTGATTGTAAGGATGTAAATGGTCAAGCACATTGGTTTGGGCAACATCCACAAGGACTAAATCAAACTCAAAATTATGCAATATGGATTAGTAGCTTTAATCAGTTAGCAAAAGATTTAGAATTGCAAAATGTAGAAGTTATTAACTGTTCAACAGATTCAGCATTAGAATGTTTTAAGAAGATACCAATTGAAAAATTATAAAACGATTCGTTGTGGTAGAGGTTTAGGCGACAGCCTATATTTACAAGGCGTAGTAAGGCATCTAGTCGAGCAAGGTCAAAGATTGCATGTAATGACAGATTGGCCTGACATCTTTAAGCAATATGGCGATAAGATAGAGATTAAACCATTTACTAGAGAGCGCATTGATATTATTGCTCATTACACATTAAGAAAGCCATTTAAAGACACTACTCAATTTAAAGATTGCTGTGTTCAAGCTGGCATTACTGAAAATGTTGATTTCAGAATAGATTGGCAAATTGAAAACAAAGAATTAACAGAACTAATTAAAAAAAGCGCAAAAGGCAAGCCAATCTTATTAGTCGAAATGCCACGGATGCCAATGAATAGGACAGATAACTTTGCTGTAGAGCTTTTGCCTCGCAAAGATGTTTTGCAGTTTGTATTTGATTTGCTTAAACCACATTACTACACAGTATTAATTGGTCATGGAAAATCACTGTACGATTACAGTGGCATAGACTATGATTTAAGAGATAAAACAACGGTTTCAGATTTATTGGACTTAGCAAGCATCTCAGATGCTGTTTACGGCTATTGTTCTTTTGCTGTGCCATTAGCTGAGAGCCTAAACAAAAAGGCTTTATTTGTTTGGGCAAACAAAGGTTTAAAGTCAATGGAACAATTTATTAGAACCATAACACCTAGTAAGATATTGCATAAAGACACCTCATCTTTTGTGATAGATCATTGGTCTGAGGAAGAAATAACGGAGAAAGTTAATGAGTTTTTGCGAGAAGGACTACGTTAAAAAAATTATAGAAGGGAAATCTGTGGCTTTAGTTGGTAGTGGCCCAGGCGTTCTTGATAATAAAGTTGGCTTTATTGATTCGCATGACATTGTTGTGCGCGTCAGTAATTACAAGATATTTGAAGAAACTGGCGTAAGAACAGATATTTTTTATAGCTTCTTTGGAAATTCAATTACAAAACCAAAGTCAGAGTTGATAGAAGATGGCGTTTACTTGTGCATGTGCAAATGTCCAAACAGCAAGCCAATTCAATCCTCATGGCACGAGATGCGTGGCAAAGACAAAGGTATTGATTTTAGATACATTTACAACAATCGAGCAAATTGGTGGTTTTGTCCTACTTACGTTCCGACTGATGAAGAATTTTTAGAGCAGTTTAGGTTGCTTGGCAATCATGTTCCAACGACAGGATTTTCAGCAATATTAGATATATTGTCTTATAATCCAAAGAGTTTGTATCTGACAGGATTTGATTTTTTTACCAGTGGAATTCATAATGTTGATGAATCTTGGAAACAAAACAATATAAGAGATCCGATTGGCCATGTGCCAAAAGAAGAATTACGGTGGCTATTTAACAACTATAAAAAATATCCAATTGTATTAGACCCTACATTAAAGAGAATAATCGAGAACAGATATGAATATGGTATTTGATACATTTGCACAACAAGAGTTGCAATGGTTGCCAGAACTAGGAATTGGATATTATCCAGTGACCGCAATGCCTTACGATGCTGATTATTTTAACAAATATCAAGTGATGGCAGATACGGAGATTGGATTAAAATTAAATCAAGCTAGAATTGATTTAGTTAATAAATATACTAAACTTGATGTCTTAGATATAGGAATTGGCAGCGGATCATTTGTTTTAGGTCGTGAAAATACTTATGGTTTTGATATTAATCCATTTGCAACAGAATGGCTAATTAAAAGAAATTTGTATAGGCATCCATTCAAAGGTGCAAATTCATTGACCTTTTGGGATAGCTTAGAGCATATTCAAGACCCAAGACTGCATTTGTCTGGCATAAAAGAATATGCTTTTATTTCTGCACCAATTTATCGCGATGCAGAACACATCAAGGTTTCAAAACACTTTCGCAAAGATGAGCATTGTTGGTATTGGACAAAAGACGGACTTTGCACATTCATGGATGCGTTTGGTTTTGAATTAGTAGAGTATAATGATATGGAAAGCCAAATCGGTAGGGAAGATATTGGCACATTTGTTTTTAAAAAATATTAGGAAAAGGAACTTAAAATGGCTAATGCAATTTACCCAAAATACAAAGAAGCGTTATTACACGCATTTACCGATGTTGACTTAGGCAGTTTAGTAGTTAAAGTTGCTTTGATTGACACTGGTACTTATACCTACAATGCAGCACATGACTTTTACAATGACGTTACTGGCGTAGTTGGAACACCGCAAACTATTGCCAATCAGACAGTTACAGATGGCGTTTTTGATGGTGACAACGTAACATTTACAAACGTAACTGGTAACTCAGTCGAAGCGCTGATTATCTATATTGACACTGGCACTGCTAGTACATCACGTTTGGTTGCGTACATTGACACTGGCGTAACTGGTTTACCAGTAACACCGAACGGTGGCGATATTAGCATCACTTGGAACGCATCTGGCATTTTTGCATTGTAATTTTTAAATCAATAAATAGGAGTTGCCATGAGTAGATACTATCGTGATAGCAGCAACTCTTATGAAGATTTTGTTGCAGACAGAGAAGTTTTAGAAACTAATGGAGTGTCTGTACTATCTGGGGAATGGGCTGATAATATTTTAACTATTACAACCGATGTGGAAATTCCTTTAGATTTGCTTAACTTACTTAATCTAACTCAAGGATAGTTATGGCACTTCAGTATGTAGGCGGTAATACAGCTACTAAAGTTGGTGCTACCTCTGGCAACAGCACAATATCGCTTACAACTTTAACAGGCGGTATTGCATCTGCGGCTGCTGCTGGAGATTTAGTTATTGCAGTCTTTGCAACTGGTTCTACTGCTAATAGAACATTATCAATTACTGATGGCACGACAGCTTACACGTTAATAGACACAGAGTTATATTCCAACGGCACGACCTACGACACCAATTTACGAGTTGCATACAAACTTTTAACGGCTAATGATACTTCTGTAACATTTGGGCCAACACTTAACGCGCAAGATGCTGGCGCAATGGCAGTTCATGTATGGCGTGGTGTCAATACTGCATCAATTTTTGATGTTGCTGCCGTTCCTGCAACTGGGACTGGAAGTGGCAGACCAAATCCAGCTTCTATTACTCCAACAACATCAGGTGCATTTATTGTTATAGCTGGCGCTGGATCAGCAGGTACAGGCGCAGTTTATACAGCTTCATATTTATCTAACTTTAGAACAGCAACATCGGCTGACACCAATGATGCAATGGTAGGTATTGGTTCGCTTGCTTGGACAAGTGGCCCTTATGATGGCGCACAATGGACTGGCGGCACAACAAACGCTGCTGATTCATGGGCAGCAATGACTATTGCATTGCGACCAACTATTGATAAAACATTAACGCCAGATTTATTTACAAATACAAATAATTTTTATGCAATCAGCGTTTCTGAAACAGACAATTTAGTTGCATCAAGATTTGATAATTTAAACACCTTCTATTCTGCGTCTTTATCTAAACAATATGATATTGATGCTAATAGATTTGATAATACAAATTCATTTTTTAGTCCAACTGTTACTGAAACGGTAGATTTTGATTTACAACCTGATTTATTTAATAATCAAAATACGTTTTATAGTTATAATGTCGTATCAATAAATAGATTACAGCCATCAAGATTTGATAATAGCAATCAAATATACGATGCTGAAGTTGAGATTAGCGCTCCAACAATTCGACCAAATCTGTTTGTAAATAATAATGTATATTACATACATGAATTAACAGGTGGGTTTAGAGAGCTTTCTCAAAGAACACAAGATAAAAATTTGGCGACTGGTGGAAGAACTAACTTATCAGAATCAAATAGAACCAATGTCGCAGTTATTGGTAGAACTAATCAAGTAAATTCTACAAGACGCGCAAATATGAGCAGATCGAGAAGGTAAATATGGCATATAAAATTATTACTGCGGCAACAACAGAGCCGATTTCATTGGAAGAAGCTAGGAATCATTTGCGATTAGAGGCGTTTGGTTCTCCACTTGCTCATCCTGATGACGATTATGTTGAAACATTAATTACTGTCGCTAGGGAATGGTGTGAGCAATACACTGGCAGAGCATTGGCTCAACAAACAATTGAGCTTGCAATTGATGACTTTCCAGAAAATGAAATTGAATTACCATTAACGCCAACGACAAGTATTACTTCTGTAAAATATGTTGATACAAGTGGCAATGAGCAAACTGTATCTGCATTGAAGTATGCGCTTGATGACTATTCAAAACCAAACTGGTTGTTACTTACCGCAAACTCAGAATGGCCTGTTACTTCAGGCTCGGCTAATAATGTCAAAGTTAGAATGGCGGTAGGAAATACATCGGCCAATATTCCAAAGCCAATTTATGCCGCAATGCTTTTAATTGTTGGCAATTTGTATGAAAATAGGCAAGAAGATCAAATGGGTGGATCAAGAGTTTCATTTAACTCATTGCCATTAGGTGTTTATAATTTATTGCAACCATATCGTTTAGAATTGGGCGTGTAATGCAAATTGGTAAATTAGATAGGTTTGTTCGCATAGAGCAAAAAATTGTGACAAATGATGCGAACTATGGCTCTGAGGTTGTTACATGGGCAACATATAAAGAGTGCTGGGCGCAAATTACTGATATTACAAGTAAATCGCAAGAGTCCACAAATAGTGATTTAAGATTGCTTAAACGACCATGCAAAGTAATTGTTCGTTATGACTCAGGTATCGATGCAACAATGCGCCTTGTAATGCTTGATCGTGATGATAGAGTGCTTCAAATTGTCAGTAAGCCAGCAGAGCTTGGCCGTAAAGAAGCAATGGAATTTATGGCGGAAGATTACGCAGTTTATGGATGATACCGTTAATATAACTGGTGGTAAGCAATTAGCAGAGTTTTTGCAGACTTTGCCATTAAAGCTTGAGCGAAACATTATGAGAGCAGCATTACGAGCTGGTGCAAGAGTCATTGCTAATGAAGCAAAACTCAATGTACCTGCACAAGATGGTGATTTAAAACGTAGCATTAGAACTGGAAGTAATGCAAAAAAAGGTCGAGTTGAAGCTTATGCAAAAGCTGGAGATAAGAAAGCTTGGTATTATAGATTTGTAGAATTTGGCACTGCCGCACATATTATTAAAGGCAAAAATGGTAACAATTTAAGATATACAGCAAAAGATGGAAAATCCATTTCAGTTCCATCTTTAACTCTACCAAGTGCAACTGCAATTTCTTCTGCTGATTTAACGCCTTGATTACCCCATGTCATCCATGCGGTAACGCCTAAACCTAATGCGGTAATGATTGCGCCAATTGGGCCACCTAAGAAAGCTAACGCACCTCTAAGCACACCTGCTGCTCTTGCAGCCATTGTCATTCTTGCGGCTACTGCGGCATTAACAGCGGCAGTTTCTGCCATTGCTGCTGAGTTTCTATGTGCTGCCATTGTGACTGCTTTAGCATTATTAGCTGTTGCTACTGCTGCCGCATTTTCTAAAGCAATTTTTCTTTGAAGAATAACTTCTTCTTTAATTAATTCAATTTGACGTAATCTGCTTGCGGCAATGCTAGCGTAGATGCTGCTAACAAACATGCCCATTTTTGCAATCAATCCGACAATTGCAATAGTGGCAAGCACGTTAATGTTTTCAGCTAGCAATTTAATAATT